CACGATAACAGTTCTACGCTCCATAGCGGCTTTCAAAATGTGAACTCGGTGTCATACAGCAGGAATCAAAGTTTGTGGGCTGAGAACGCCGCACAAGGCCGTATAACGGCAAATGCGTGGACACTACAAACACGAAGGGCAAATCGATGGGATTGAAACGACCAACCGTTTACACTGGCGGCACATTCGACCTGTTACATCCAGGGCATATCGCGTTCTTGGAACGCTGCCACGAGATCGGGGATGTGGTGGTGTCGTTGAACACTGATGAGTTTATTGTGGAATACAAGGGCAAAGCACCGGTGATGACTTACCGTGAACGCGAAGCAACCTTGTTGGGTTGTAAATGGGTGGCAGCTGTTGTGCCGAACATGGGTGGTGCGGATTCGAAGCCGACCATTGAGCAGGTGCGACCTGACTATGTTGTGGTCGGTAGCGATTGGGCGCGGCGTGATTATTACTATCAGATGGGTTTTGACCAGGATTGGTTGGATGAGCGCGGCATTGGTTTGGTGTATCTGCCTTACACGGATGGGATAAGCACGACTGCTATAAAGGCACGGCTGACTAACGGCTAAACTAGAAGCATAGATTTTAGGAGTTTCTGTGGCGATTACTAACGGTTATGCGACTTTGGCTGATGTCAAAGCGGCCTTGCGAATAACAGACAGCATTGATGACAGTTTGCTGGAAACGGCCATTGAGTCGGCTTCGCGCCTGGTCGATGGTTTCGCTGGTCGGAACTTTTACGCGAACGGCACAGCAACCCGATTCTTCACACCAGAAGACACGATTGTTTGCGAGATTGATGACTTGATTTCGTTGAGCAGCCTTGTGGTGTCTGCCGACTTGGATGGCGTGTTTGACCAGACTTGGAACAGCACCGATTACCAGCTTGAACCTTTGAACGGTCGCGCTGACGGTTTGACTGGTTGGCCTGCGACACGGATCAGGGCTGTTGGCGATTATGTGTTTGGCACAAACATTGGTGAGGCCAGTGTGCGTGTGACTGGCACTTGGGGTTGGTCTGCTGCGCCTGTGGCTATCAAGCAGGCCACGATTATTCAGAGCAGCCGAATCTTCAAGCGACTTGACTCGCCGTTGGGTGTGTTGTCTGCACCAGACCTCGGCTACATTCGCGTTGGCACAAGACTTGACCCTGATGTTCAGCAGCTCGTTGAGCCGTATCGCCTGGCAAGGTTCTTGGCGTAATGGCACAGATTAGTGAGCTGCGACAAGGCATCGCAAACAACCTGGCAACCATCACAGGTTTGCGCACGGGTTCGACTATTCCTGCAAATGTGAATCCACCGTTTGCGATCATTGCACCGGCATCGGTTGACTATCACAAAGCGTTCAAGAACGGCTTGTCGACTTACAACTTCACGGTGACTTTGGTTGTTGGTTTGGCTAGTGAGAGAACGGCACAGAACTCGTTGGATGCTTACTGTTCGCCAACGGGTTCTTCTAGTATTCTCAGGGCAGTAGAATTAGATAAGACACTCGGCAATAAAGCATTTGATTGCATAGTGTCTACGATGAGAAACTACGGCTCAATTTCACTCGGAGATAACACATATCTGGCAGCTGAGTTTGACTTAGTTGTGCAGGCAGACTAACAAGGAGATTCAATGCCAAAATTCGTGGCAACAGACCACAAGATTACGGTCAACGGAACTAATTTCAGCGACTCGCTGCAATCAGTTGATCTAACCATCCAGGCTGACGAAGTTGACACAACCACTTTTGGTGGTCAGTGGAAGACTGTTACTGGCGGCCTTCGCTCAGGTTCACTAACACTCAACTTTTACCAGGACTTTGGTGCTGGTTCGGTTGATGCTGTGTTGTGGCCTTTGCTGAACACAAACGCGACTGTGACCATCACACCAACCAGCTCTGCAACTTCGGCAACTAACCCCATTTACACTGCTGTTTGCTTGGTGTCGCAATACCAGCCGTTTGCTTCAACCGTTGGCGATCTAGCGACCCTTTCGGTCACCTGGCCAACAAGCGGCACTGTTACTCGCGCAACAGCCTAATTTTTACCACAACTAAAAAGGAAACCAAATGAAACTCAATCTACGCGCAGAATTTTTGGATGGCAGAACCATTGACCCGATTCCGGTGATCATGCCTGACATGCTGAAATTTGAAGAGAAGTTCAATTTGTCTGTGGCTACTTTGGCTAAGTCTGAGAAACTGACACACATTGTGTTTTTGGCTTGGGCTGCGTTGAGTCGAACTAAGCAGACTGATAAGAGCTTTGAGGATTTTATTGAAACGGTTTCTGCGGTTTCTGCGAGTGAATCCGACCCAAAATAGTTGGGCTTGGCGATGAGTCTGCTCATTGGCTCATCGCCGGCCTTGCTGTTGAAACAGGTATTGCACCAAGCCTGCTAATGCAAGAATCGCCTCGGATGTTGTTTACTTTGCAACGGTATTTGATTCATAAGAATCAGGCGAGGTGAAGATGACCCTGGACTTCGGTTCGGGGTTTTCTTTTGCTTTGTTTGGTTGGCGGTAGAATTGATGACATGGCTGATGTTGTTGTGAAGTTTGTGGGCGTGAACGCCATGATTCAGTCGTTGCAGCAACTTGAACCTGACACTTACAAGCAGCTGCGCAAAGACATTAGGTTTATTACTGCGCCTGCGGTGTCTGCCGTGAAGAAGAATGTGCCAACGATTTCACCGTTTGCTGGTCGGCGCAAAGACGGATTTACTCACAGTGGCCGCACAGCTTGGTCGGGTGCTTCGGTGACAACTAACATCACACCGGCGCAACGGTCTAGGGCTTATGGATCGACAACTTCTAACCTGGTGGCTATTTCTGCTACTGGTCAGAATAAGCAGTTCGGTTTCAACATTTTGGACATGGCTGGTCGTGGCACTGGTCGTGGTCGTAATCCTAAGAGCAGGACTAGACCCTATGAATACAAGGGTGGCACTAGAACTCACCGTTTGAATGGTCAGGGTCAGGCAATGATTCAGGCGTTGAACGCTAGGCCATCTAGGTATTTTTATCCGGCGATTGAAAACCAGTTGCCTGAGATTCGCAGGCGCGTTGAAAGAGTTATTGACACGGTTGCTGCGAACATGAATCGCAAGATTGGAAAGATGTAATGGCTGGCAAAATCAAAGCGATTATCGCCGCACAGTTTGAGGACTCTGGGCTAAAGAAGGCTCAGAAGGGTTTTCAGAGTCTAGGCAAGACTATGAAGACTGCGCTTGGCGCGGTTGGTTTGAGTGTTGGTGTCAGTCAACTCGTTGGTCAGTTAAATGCGGCTGGTAAAGCGGCTGCTGAGGATGCTAAGTCGCAGGGCTTATTAGCTCTTGCTCTAAAAAATACTACGGGCGCAACCGACTCGCAGATTGCGGCTGTCGAAAAATCTATTAGCAAAATGGAGTCGATGTCGGCTGTCGCTGATGACAACATTCGGCCAGCATTTGCTCAGTTGACTCGTAGCACCTCGTCAGTTGCTGAGGCTACAAAGTTGACCAGTTTGGCTCTGGATGTTGCCGCTGGAACAGGTCGAGATCTAGGTTCTGTAAGCATTGCACTTGGTAAGGCTTTTCAGGGTAACACTGCTTCGTTGGCCAGACTCGGCGTAAATGTCAAGGGTGTAAAAGACCCGTTAGCTGCTTTGACCACACAGTTCGCTGGTGCTGCTGCCGCTGCCGCTGAACTTGACCCTTATCAGCGACTAGAAATCGTGATGGGCAACATTCAAGAAGCTGTTGGCGAAGCCTTGCTGCCTTCTTTGAATGATCTAGCAGACTACTTGAATAGTGACGAATTTCAAGATGGCGTTGCAAATGTCACTAATGATTTATTAGACCTTGTTACTGGTTTCCGATTCCTAGCAGATCAAATAGCACTCACTGTCACAGACATCCAAAACTCATTTAGCGACTTAGCTGCAACTTTTAAAATCAATGACAATGGCAGTTTTGGCTTTTTGTTTTTAGGTGACTTTATTCTTCGTGGAATAAAGGCATTGGGTAACTTAAAGCGTGCGCAGGAAGAAGCACTTAGTTTCAATCCTGGTAGGCCTAGAACTGGTGGCTACGAAGCACCTGTAAAAATCGGCACTGATTTTGAACCAGATCCTAAAATGAAGGGTTTGACAGAAGCGCAGAAGGCTTTGGCTGCCGCTACTAAGGCCGCTGCTGCCGCTGTCAAGGCTGCTACTGATGCTGCTAACAAACAGGCTGAGGCCTACATAAAAGCGGCTGAGGCTGCCGAAGAGTTTATGGTTGCCACTCGTTCGATGGTTGATGGTTTCCGTGACATGTTCAAGCTCACACCGGAACTTGGTCAGTTTGAGCAGGCTGCTGTTGATGCGTTTAGCAACATTTTTGACACGATTGATTCGGCGTTGGCCGATGGCATGATTTTGTCAGGTGCTGCTTCGGCGTTGCGTGAGTATGCGGCTAGTGAGCGTAAGACTTTGCAGGCGATTGCGAAGCAGCGTGATGTGTTGGCCGGCAAGATTGATGTGGCTAGAACCATAACGGCTGGCGTTACTGGTTTGTTGAGCATCACTAACCTGTTGGAAACTTCTAGCCGTAGTGTGACTGAAACTGTGCGTTCGATTGTTGGCGGCATTGATGTTGCTGTGACTAAGACTTTTGATGTGGTTGAGTCTGGTGGCCTTGTGGATAACTTCCAGAAGTTGGTTGATAAGACTAAGGCGTTTGCTAAGAACTTGGTTGCTTTGAAGAAGTTGGGTTTGAATAAGCAGTTGTTTGCGCAGCTGGTTCAGGCTGGTGCTGATGCTGGTGGGGCTACTGCTGAGGCGATTGTGGCTGGTGGTTCGGACACGATCAGTGCGTTGAATGGTCTTTACAATGAGTTGGCTTTGTCGGCTTCGGACATTGCGGCTAATGCGACTGACACGCTTTATGAGGTTGGTCAGCAGGTTGTGAGCAACGGCTTTATCGAAGGGCTGTTGTCGCAGGAGTCTGATTTGCAGAAGGCTGCACAGACTTTGGCTGATGCGTTTGCCAGCACTTTCACGACTCAGTTGCAGTTGGCTGTGGATGCGGTGTTGCCGCAGGGTAGTTCGATGATTGACCAGGTGGCTGCTGTGAACTTGTCTGGCACTGGTGGTGGTCGTGGTTTGATGACTAACGCCGCTTCATCAGGTCGCGCGACAATCTTCAATGTGAAAATTGATGCGGGTCTTGTAACTGACCCTAATGGTTTAGCCAGGGTGTTTGTTGATTCGGTAAAGAAGTATGAACGCGCCAACGGTTCGGTCTGGGTCGCTGCCTAATGCCTGCCGTAACTGAGAAGGTTGAACTTGGTTTCGATGAGAATGGGCCAGGCAACTTCTTTATCCTTGATGACCCTGTTCAAGGTGTTTTAGACAACCCTGGCTATGTTTTGGGTGGTGGGTCGTTCTTCTACGATGTGTCGGCTTATGTGACACAGATCAGTGTGAACCGTGGCAAGAGCCGTGCGCTAGACCGTTACCAGTCGGGTGTTGTGAATGTTCAGTTCAATAACCGAAACAGGTTCTTTGACCCGACTTATACGGCTTCGCCTTTTTATGGTCAGATTGTGCCTCGCCGCGATGTGCGCATAACTGCCAATAATGAGTTGGTGTTCTTGGGAACGACTGAGGACTGGAACTTGGATTATGCGCCTAACGGTGATTCGACTGCGACTGTTTCGGCTGCTGACGGTTTTGCGTTCTTGGCTGGTCAGACTTTGACGACTGGCACTAACCCTGTTGAGTTGTCTGGTGCGCGTGTGAATCGTGTGTTGGATTCGGCTGGTGTGGCGTGGCCTGCTGGTGCTAGAAGCATTGACACTGGCACTGCGACTTTGCAGGGTGATGCGGTGACACCGGCTGATAACGCTTTGCAGTATTTGCAGCTGATTGAGTCTTCCGAGCCTGGCGAATTGTTTATTGGTAAAGATGGCAAGTTGGTGTTTCAGGATCGCAATAAGGCGTTCCCTTCGACTGCTGTGCCGTTGTTGACTGATAACGCTTCGGGGATTACTTATTCGCAGGTGCGTGTGGTTTATGGTTCGGAGTTGTTGTTTACGCAGTCTGAGGTGAGCCGCAAAGGGTCTTCGACTATTGTGCAGGCTAATGATTTGTCGGCTCAGTCTGATTATGGTGTGCGAACCTTGACTTTGGATGGGTTGTTGCAGAACACTGATGCGGCTTTGGTTGAGTTGGCCACTTACTATGTGAGCTTGTATGCGCAGCCTGAGTATCGTTTTGACCAGGTTGAAATCATTTTGTCGCAGCTGTCTTTGGTTGACCAGAACAAGATTTTGGCTTTGGATTTGGGTTCGGTTGTGCAGGTGCAGTTCACGCCTAATGGCATTGCACCGGCTATCACCAAGTTTGCGAGGGTTATTTCTATCGGCCACACGGCTTCGTTGGTTGATCACAAGGTGGTTCTTGGTTTGGGAACGCTGAACGCAACATTGTTCCAGTTGGAT